ATAAAATCCATACGCTCATCAATACCTTGAAGTGTATTGACTATCTCAGCAGCAGTACCTAAACCTGCACCAACAGAACCCATAAGAGCTACTGCTGTTGCAACTAAACCTATGTTATCTTTTATTTTTTTTATCATATCTTGCAAGCATCTCCACAATCATCATCAAACTCTTGTGATGTATCTACGAATACAGGATTATCTGTGAACATATCTTGCGGTAGTGTAAAATCTTCTTCCATTGTTTACATTAAGTAAGCACTAATAACTATTGCTACTGTGCCTACTAATCCTAATATTTTATGAAACTCTGATTTGTCTAATTTAGTATCAAGCTGTTCTTCTATTTTATCTAGCTTTTCTAATATCATTATATTTAACTCCTTCTGTGTAAATCCGTTTTGATATTTTTCGCTAGACACTATGGTAGGTCATCCTTACTCCACTCATTATCTAAATCAATAATAGTTTTAAACTCTTTATTAAAATTAATATCATTTACTAATTGTTTAAGGTAAGATGTAAAATCTTTAAAACAATAACCTAAAGCAAAAACAATAATAAATTCCATACTTTGGAATTGTATCACATTATTTATAATCTTCTAGTTTAATAATTTTTCTATAGTTACCACGAAAGGAAGTCATTAATCTTAGGTGCCTTCTTTTAATATCTTCTAGTATTTTCTTAGGTGCTTGACCTTTACCATATACTTCAAAGTCTAACTTCTTTCTTTCAAAAGGAACTATACGAAAAAAAGGTACACCTGATTTAATGTTTATTAATTCTTTATCACCATACAAAGCTACTTGTGGATTAACTTCGTGGTGAACATCAGTGTGTATAACACCTGGTAATACTTCCCAATCAGTGTTGTAGTCATAGTAAACAGGCAATTGTAGTATGCTCCAACCTGGTGGTGTAATAATAGTCCAAGGACATATAGCTTTATATATTGCATTGACACCTGCTTCTTCAGGTATCCAATCTACAAACTGTTTATTGTCGTGAAAATCCCATTCAAATCCCTCAACAGAAGTTGTCCATCTCCAGTTAATACCATTGTTAGCTAGTATTACATCACACCAATTAGGTATTATAAACCCATTAGAAAACCAATCCTTATAACTAGGGCATCTTCTTACAGTTCCACCTGGTTCAAATGGTTGTTGTCCTTCAAATAGTCTAGGAACTTTCTTATACCAACTAGGCATATGCATAGCACTAGGGTATGGTTTTAATTCAGGTACTAATTCTAGTCCATCGTATTTTGATACAAAGATTACTTTGTCTTTCATTACTCCACCTTTCTATTGTTAAAGTAAGTCTAAATCTCTAAGTTCTGTTATGTCTTGTTTACTTATTCCTGCTTCTTGTATTGTCATATTTTGAAACCTGCTGCAGTTATCTACTTGTTTAATAAACATTTCAGCCAAGGCTTCTGCTGTTATTGTAGCGTGTCCATCATAATGTGCTAAGTAATCAAAGTGATGTATAGGTTGCCAATCTTCTAATCCTACAAATGGTTCTATTAGTGTATCGTAATCCATTACCAATCCCTTACCATAGGTGCATTTGTTTCAGGGTCACAAGTTGTTTGTTTAAGTAATTCATAGTACCACTCTAAATCAGTAGCAGGTTTTGTTACAGTGTCTTGACATACTGCCATATCATCTCTGTTACTAGTAATAGAAAAACATCTTCTTACATCATCTACTACTACACATACTATGTCTAAATCATATGGTTCTGTGTTAGCTGCCATTATGCTCCTATACTAGATACTTTCTGTGTAGTTCCGTGAGCTCCACGACTACCATTTATCCTAAGGTTTTTAGCACCTGAGTTACCTGAACCACCATTACCACCATTTACATTTGTAGTTATTGAACCTGATACTGTTCCACCTGCTAAAAGAATAATTCTACCTCCACCTGAGCCACCACCACCGTAAGAGTATAAAGGTTCTGAACCACCCCAACCTGCACTACCACCATTTCCACCAGGACAGGATATTGTTCCTGAGCCATTAATGTTACCTCTAGCTACCATTACGAATAATCCTCCTGAATAACTAGCACCTGAAAACGGAGAACCTGAAGGGTTTCCTGCACCTGAACCCATTGGATATGCACCACCTGTTTGACCATTACCTCCACGACCACCATATCTTTGTTCGCTGTCTCCTGCTCCAATATCACCGTTTCCACCTGCTCCACCTGCATAAGGTGAACCTTGGTTCTTGCTATCTTGTGGGTTGTTTCCTGCTGCACCACCATAGCCTGTTCCACCTGAACCATCTCCTGTGTTAGAACCTGAGAATACATTAAAAGAGTTACCTGAAGTTGCAGGCATTTTAGAAAATATATCTGTTAAGTCAGGGTGTATGCCATTAGCATCTGTACTACCATTTCCCCATTGTGATGTAGAGTTTGTAAATGAACCTGTTTGACCTGATTTAATCCAATGCATATTCCAAGAAGTATCAGCAGGAGTACCACCATAACCACCGTATACAGTGATAGTTCCATTAATAGTTGCATCTCCATCTACAAATATCATAACACCTCTACACCTATTAGCAGGTGTAAGTGTATTACCACTACTTAAATTAAAAGATGAATATTGTCTTACCACCATATCGCCATCATATCCATTTGGATTTGTTACTGACCAAGTATATGCTGCCATTATTTACTCCTAATCGTTACCGTCATTGAATGCACCATCACTACTGTCACCAAAGTAGTTAGGTTCTATTACTATATTAAATTCTCTTGGACTTTCATTACCAAGGTCATCACTAGCAGTTACTGTAAAAGTACTTGTAGTGCTACTTGTAACTTGTCCTGGTGTTCCACTAATTGTAGCAGTTCCATTACCATTATCTACCATTGACAATCCTGAAGGTAATGAACCTGAAGTGATTGCAAAGCTTTCTCCGTTACCTGCTTCGTCTGCAGCTTGTAAAGTTATGTTGCTATCTTGTGATGATATAGCAACACCAGGTCTAAATGTACCTACATTACCTGCAGCAGTTGTCCATACAGGACCATCAGCATCTCCTACTGATATGAAAGCAAATTTATATGCACCTACAGGCATAGCACCCTAGGAGTTTCTCATATCCTGAAGGAATGTGACGTGAGGAGTACCACCGTTTACAAATAAGAATGAAACAATATCTACTGTACTTAATGTAGTACTCATAGCAAATCCTCCATTACCACTTGTATTAGCAGTAACTGCACTAGCACCATTTACGGTTACAGATAATGTAACTCCATAAGCTGTTGCTGCGTCTTGTGTAATAATTAATTGTGCTACTGCAACACCTGATGTAGGAACATTTGTAAAGTCTATTGAGGTAATTGCTTCTGTTAATGTAATTGTTGCGACATTTCCTGATGCTAAATCTACATCTACATTTCCACTAGAACTTGTTACAGCTTGTACTGTTTCAGTTACGTCTGTTAATGTACCACCAGTATGGTCTAACTTAGCATCTAATTGTGTTTGTGCATTAGAACTTAATGTATTTATATATTGAAACTCTGTGCTTGTTACAGAGCCATCTGCAATCTTAGTAGCATCTATACCACTAGCTAATGTTGTAGCTATATCTTGTGTAGCTGATGCTATTGTACCTGTTACTTCACCTGTTAAAGCTACGTCATTAATTCTATCGTGTACATCCTCTATCATTTCTTTTACAACAGACATACGAATGGTTACACCATCATCGTGACTTGGGTCTGCTGCGTGTCTATTCTCAATATCTCTGTTAGATGTGGTTACTAAATCACATACTAAACCTGATATGGTTTCTACATAAACTACTTCTCTTTTAGTTAAACTATCAGGGTCTATTACTAAATAGAATGGTCCTGCTATAGGGTTAGTACCATCTGATGTAGGTGCTGCATCTAATGTAATAGTTGTATCAGATGCACCAATATTTCCATTTGCTGTTGTTTCAAAAAAGTTAGCTAAGTTTACTTCTCTTGCTGGCATTATGTTTTCTTCTCCGTATTAACTGTATCGCCAAGTCTTGATAGTCCAAAACTTGCTAGACCTATTATAGCAGAATAACTTACATCGTCAGTAAAATCAATATCTTCATCAATAGGTAAGTTACCAATAGTATCTATTTGAAGGCTACCACCTTCTTTCATAATAGTTAGCATTGACATAGTAATAATCCTAACATAATATTTTTAACCTCCAAATCTCATTACACCTAATGTTTCTATACCAAATACAACTCTTGATGATACATCAGAAACAATAGGAACTCTTGTTCCACGCACTGTAAGTACAGCATATGTAGTAACAGAACCTCTTTCAGTATTAACTGTTATAGGATAACTTAAATTTTCTACTACACCTTTGACAACTTCAGCAGGGTCAAATAGTTCTAATGTTATACTGTCACCTTCTTTTCCTCTAAGTTCATTGTATAAACTATCACCTAAACCTTTTACAATTAATGGTTTTCTATTAGGTCTTTCTACTCTATCTGAAATATTTATAGGTACCCTTACAACTACAAGTTCAGGTCTAGCTAATGCACGAAACTGAAATGATTTAACTTTAGGTGTGTCTTGTTGTAAGTGACTATTTAGTACTAGCTTACCAATAATGTATCTAGCTACAGGTGTAATCTGTTTCTCAGCATCACCTGCACCGTGGTTTTGTTTTAGTCCAAGCTTATATCCAGTACTATCAGGATTGTCTAAATCTTCAAATTTATTAGAAAATCTAAGTTCTACATCTGTATCACTAGGTAGTTCTAGTGTAGATACTGCTGCACCTACAAACTGTTTTCTTTCTGCTGTGTAAAAATCTGCTGCAGAACTTATGATATAACCTGTACTTTCGTATGTAGTCTGCTCTTTAAATACATTATGACCTGATACTGATATAAGAAACATACCATCTGATTGTGTGATACCTCTGCATTTACCTGTACCTACTGTTAATAAATCTCTAGCCAAACCACCTGTTGGTAAGTAGTATCGCCACAGATTTAATTCATTAGAAGCTTCACAAACTCCCATATACACACTATCTCTAGATACAAACATACTATATGGTGTAGTATCTACACCATCTGCAAACCATTCTTTTATAAGTTGTCTATTAGCTAGTACATATAAATCATCAGCTACAACAAGCTGTGCTCTATATAATCTGCCTACTGTTCTAGTAGCTTCTTGTGTTCCTAAAAATATTATTCCTTCTGTTGCAGCAATTGTAAATATTTTTTCAAATGATACTTTACTTTGACCTTTAACTTGTGGTGTACCACCATTGTCTTTAATAGAATAGACTTTACCATTCTCATTACTTACAAGTACAACTGCACCTGCATCAGCAGCACTAGTAAACTTAGCTTCAGCAGTTACAACTAAATCAGATGAAGCAGTTGTAAATTTATTATTAAAGTTCCTTGCTATTGGGTCTGCGTGCCATAAGTAGTGTGTACCATTAGATACACCAGCTACAAACACAAAACCTTTTTCTACAAATATGTTATTCAAATATCCTGATATAACACTGCCTAAACTTTCATTAGTCCAAGATGAACCATCATAGTGTTGCAACTCTGTATTAGTTCCACTTCCAGCAGTAATAAACAAAGTACCACCAAAAGGTGCCATACCAGTTATGTCATAACCAGCAGTTAAAGAAAGTGTCCAAGTAGTTCCACCATTACTACTTGCATAAATATTTGCACCACTAGCTAACCATAATGTTTCTCCACTATCACCATTTGTTCTAACTAAGAAACTATTGTCTGATAAATTTGAGCCAGTAACTTCTAGTGATGTAGTGTTATGTAGTAAGTGTATGTTGTATGATACTTCATCTTCTCCGTGAAAAACATCTATACCTCTACTATCCCAAAATCTTGTACTATCATTAGGCTGTCCATTAGCTCTGTGTGCAGTATCTAAACCTTGACCACCTGTAAAATTATTTCTTGAATATATACGACCTAAGTTAGATGTAAAGTCCTCAGCGTTTTGTTTAACATTAATACCTTGTTCTTGTACATCTGATGATTGTATTGTCATTTCTCTGCCAGGTCCTATAGCAGTTCTTAGAAGCATAGTATCAAGCCTTGCATCATATCCATAACTTTTAGGTTTACCAATAAAATTAGTAGAAGGTATTCTAGGCATTAGTTAGTGTAATTTATGCTGTTAATAGTAACAGGCTCAGGATATCTAGCTCTTAGGTCCTTTCGTGCTTGTTGAAGTAAAACTCTTTGATATTGTAATAATGAATTACGAAGTCTAGTTGCACTATCAACAGGAAAATTTTGTACTTGCATTTGGTCTGTAATGTAATCAGCAGTAGCTGTTGGTATATCTCTACCTGATACTAACTGTGCTGCTACACCAGCCATAACAATAGGTTCATATTCTGTTTCTAAACCAATAGTTGATAAACTTGTTTCTTCTGTTGTAGGTTCTATAAACTTCTTTTTAAAAGTAACATAAACTTCTTGACCTGCACTAATACCATAAACTTGCAGTGCATTAACTTTATTAGGTCCATTGTTTGAGTATGTAAGAGTTTGTTCTGTACCTGTAGCGTCAGTATATGTAAAAGGATTAGGCAAATCTATTAGCTCACAACTTACTCCTGTATATCCTATACCTGTTTCATCAGAACCTGCAGACCAATCAGTATATTGTGATATTGCTTTGAGTGGTGTAATTAAGTAGTTATCATTTGCACCATCTAAAATAATATATCCTGATTTAGCTGTTACAGATTTAGTTTCTGTAGCAAATAAAGTAGGATACATATTTTTTATTTGGTCACATACAGCATCAAAAACATTTTGTCTAGGAAATGGAGGTGATATCTTAATTATATCTCCAGCATCGTGTATAGCTGCAGTAGTACCTCTTGCACCTCTAGTAACTGTAATAGTATTAGTAGTAGTATTTAAGTCAGTACATACTAAAAGTTCTCTATCTATTTCAATAATAGTTCCAGCATTCAAAGCATCTTCTTCTTCAACACTAAGTAAATTATTATTGAATACAACTGTAGTATCAGATGCACTAATACCAGTTTCTAATGTTGTATAACTAACAACATCATCCATTGGTTCTAAATATTCTCTGTAAGTCCTATCAACTAGGTCGCCAATGTTACTACTCATTGTACCTCCTAGCTAGTTCTAAATAATAATGTTATAGCTCTATCGGCTGCTTCTGTTCCGTTGCTTGTAATTCTAATATATCCTGCTGATGCAAAAGCCCAACCACTAGGGTCTACTCTTACTGCATCTCCAGCAGTTACTGTATAAGATACTTCACTACCATCTGTTTCTACAACATCGTGCCAAGTAGTTCCGTTTAAAGAAAAATCAAAAGTAACCTTTGTTCCTGTAAAGCTAGCAGGAAATATAATTCCTGACAACAACATACCATCTGTCTTTACAGTTAATGAATTACTTGCATCTGCAGATACATCAATTAAAGCTTCTTTGCCTATTGTTCTAATCATATCGTTCCTTATCTTAGCAGACTTAAAGGGGAGAGGTGGAGTTCTCCCCTAAAAGTCATAAGCTATTATGCAGGTGTTACACCTGTAATTTTACAATGGTTCTGTGGAGGACCGAAGTCAAATCCCATTTCCATATAAATTGCTTTTGCAACTCGTGCATAGTCATCTTGGTCTATGTCACGAACAAATACAGTTCCCTTACCAGGAATGTTTGTAAACACAGGGCTTACGAAGGCAAGGTCCACGATATAACACTTGTTATCAGGTAATATATCAGGGTCCAATACCATAAGACCAATGTTTCCAAATGGTGTGATAACTGTATCAATATCAACACCACCAACATTTCTATCTCTAGGTAAGATAGCAGGTGTAATAACACCTGAAACGGTAGGGTTTATTAATTCTTTGTTTAAAGAAAGTAATTGTGCTGGGTTAATCAAAAGCACTGGTTGCTTCATTGCAGACTTAGCGTCATACATAGCTTTCAATGCTCCTGCGATTGTGTCCCAATGTAGTACTTGGTCTACACCACCTGATTGGTTATCGTAAGATACGCCACCTGTTAATCCTAGGTGAGCATCTAAACCTCTCATACCTCTGTCTCCAGTACCAGCAAAGTCTGCACCAGTACCATCATTATAGACACCGTTAATTGCAAACCATTCTACCTCTTTGGCTAGTTTGTCAAGTGCTAGTTCCATTTGCTCTGCAAACTCATCTTGAATTGGGGAACCACCAAATAGTGCTAGTTTATCACCAGCAGTGTTTCCTGCATTTCCGTCTGAGATATTGAAAGCGTTGTTACTAACATCAAATACATTTTGGTTGCCAGTAGATGCCAAAGCTGTGTATGACATCTTTACACCTTTTTGGAAGATTTGTGTTACAGCAGTATATGATACTCTGTCCCTTCCAAGATACTCTGTAGGTTGTCCACCTTCAGTTCCAACAGTTGGAGCTGAAGTAATGGATGCTGTATCAGCAGTTTGGAATTGCCAAAAAGTGGAGTTTAAAACTTTTCCACCTCCTGTCATTCCGCCTACAGCAGCAGTAAAAGGAGTTCTCTGACCACCAACTCTAAACAATTCACCAGCAAAGTTATTAATTTGCTTAGCGTAAATTGTATTATTGGTTAGCGATATTTCCGCCATTTAATTCTCCTAACTTAATTGTCTTGTTGTTTTAGTCCTTCCATCATCTGCAATTTTGCAGTGATAGATTTTCTTACATTTCCGTCAGCTTCTTTAAGAACTTCTTGGAATGTATGGAAGATATCTTTAGCATCTTCTGACACTCCTAAACTTTGTAAGTTCTGCACACGCTGTTGTGCAGCTACTGTATTGTCTACGACAGTATCATCTGAACTTGGTTGGGCTGCAACTTCACTGTCGCCTAATCCAAATTCTTCTGAAGCATATGCTTTAATAGCATCTACACTAATTGGACCATCATACATTTTAGATACAGCTTTACCTATACCTTTATCTGCTTCTAGTCCTAATGATGATAAAGCAGTACCCATAGCATCTGACCTAAGTTCCTTGTTTTCAGCTTTAAGCTTCTTGTACTCAGCTCTTAGTTCTGCTAATCCACCGCTAAATTCATCTGCGTTTGTTTTATCTTCTGACATAATTTATCTCTCCTAATGTTCTCAAGCATACTTTTAACCCTATATATAAATCGCTTGGTAATTTAAAGGGGTGTTTTACGACAAGGATTTAGAACAACAGACAGACTACCTTGGAAGGTCTGCCGAATTTTGTGACCCTATTTATAACCTGCGGAACTCACCACGCAGTACTATATATGGTACTACCTTTTAATTTTCTGTCAAGCCTATAACTTGACCACCTTGTGTTTGTGCTGCACCAATACCAGGTGAGCTTTCAGACAATGCTTGTGCTGCTATAGACTTAATTTGTCCTGATACTAATTCATCACCAAACAATTGTTCTTCTAAGATACTAGATACTTTTCCTAGGTTAGTATTTCTACCATACTTTCTAGACAATCTACCATACATTCTAGCGGTGACACTAGCATCAAGAAAAGTTTTACTGGCATCTCGTGTATTTACACCTGCACCAATATATCTTTCTATACTAGCTAAATCAATCTTTTCACCTACAGTGCCTGAATATATAGCACCTAGTTCTGAAGCATTTAATCTTCCTTGAATAATATCTGCACTAGCATTAGGGTCAATAGCTAAAGCTAATATACTACTATCATCCATAAATACTGGTTGCCCTGTTTCTCTTGCAAAGTATTCATTGTATTGATTTATAATACTATTCTTTAAATCAACATCTGTTTCTTTAAGTAAGTCATATGCTACTGCTACTCTAGTTCTATATATTTCAGGAGATACATTGTTTTTAACTAATGTAGCCCATACTTCTTTACCTTTAGCACTAGCATATCCACCTAAGTTATACTCAGTTAATGTAGTCAAAGTAGTTTCTAACCCTGCAATGTATGATGTTTCTGTCATTTTTAATGAGCCTGTATCTTCATCTATAATGCCTGCAAACACTCTACTATAAGCATCTGCACCTTCACCAAATCTTAATTCATTCAATGCTACTGTAACATTACCATCACTTTCTATATATCCATTTATGTATGCTTCTACAAGTTTATCTGCATCAGCACCAGCAAATCTTCTAAGCCAAGGTAGAAGTTGATACACTTCATTCTTAGTCATACTTACACCATCTTTTGTTACTGCAGCACCACCTTGTCCGTCACCAGTTGTGTAATCAAACCCACTATTAGGGTCACCATCATTCAAAGGATTTCTACTTTCAGGTGTACCAGTTACACCATACATTTCAGTACGATGTAAGTTTTCAGATATTGCAATACCACCTGCTTCCATAGCTGCAATAAAATCTGCATCATTATTAATTGGTTCTAAATAATCACCATTATTGTAAATATAAATTAATCCTTTTTTTCTTAAACTTCTATTTACTGAGTATCTTGTTAAGACTTCATTTGATACTGCCATTTATATCACTACTCCTCCTAAGCTGTTCCTAATGTTTACAGCCATATCTCTCATAAATTTTTCATTACCTGTTTTATATGCGTGTGTTCTAAAAGATTTATTAGTATCTGCAATACTCATACCTAGTGTATCTAAGAATACTGGGTCTTCTTCATCTGCATCTTCACCAAATATATTTCTATAACTACTCTTATAGTTACCTACTACTTGAACATAGTTTAGATTTTTACCTGAATACTTTTCAAATCTAGGGTCACTATCAAATAACTTTTGATACTCTGTTAATGCAGCATTCTGATTAGTAGAATACAATCCTATTAATCTAGTCTTTTCTTCTTCAGGTAGTGCATTATATGCAGCAATACCTATGTACTGTATCAATGTATCTTTTGCAGTTTCAGAACTTCTAAATGTATCATAATCTACAAATGCATTAAACTGTCCAGGTGCATTAACTTTAGCATCAACACCTGCATATAGTGTATACACAGCACTGTCTTTTTCTACCTTGTAACCTTGTATACCTAGTTTATATCCTAGATATTTTTCAAACTGTGAAGTATCTCCAGTAGCAAAATCGTATTCTATATCTCCCATACTTAAAGCAGTAAGAAGTGATTTGTATAATTCAGGATTGTCTTTTTTAAATACATCAACATCTATACCTAATTTAATTAATGCATTATTCATACCTGTTTCTACTTTTTGTTCTAATGCTAAATACTCTTGATTTACTCCAGTAACTAATTTACCATCTTTATCTATTAGATTATATGTACTAGGGTCACCATCAACAGCAGCAATAATAGCATTTAAGTAGGCTAACTTTAATTTAGTAAATCCTTTACCTACACCTGCTAGTGTCATTTGTTCTTGTGTAATACCTTTACCACTTATAATAGAGTTAAATACTAAAGCTAAAGCAGGTAATCTACCTTCAACTTGTTCATATAAAAATGGATAGATTTCGTGTAATCCATCCATTGTCATACCTATCCAATCACCTAGGTTTGTTCCTTCTGCTGTTTTAGTTATTTGAAAGTTATGCATTGTAAGTGGAGTACCTGTAGTACCTTCACTTGTTATTACATTCCATTCTTCAGGTAACACATAAGATTTTTGAGGTCCATATCTTTCATTACCTAAACTATCGTTATCCCATCTTGTGTTGTAGTCACCTTCAGATAAACCAGTAGCTTCATACATAATGTATGTTGGGTCACCTGTTACTGATGTTATGTTATATAAGAAAAAGACTTTACCATTGCTATCTACATAAACATAGTCTGCAACCATTCTATCTGAGAAAGTCCAACCAGTAGGTTCAGTACCAATTTGTTGATTACCTTTACTTGTTTTAACAACAAAGCCCCCTCTAGAAAGATTAATTTCTTCTTCAGGACTATTTGCTATTTGTTCTTCACCTGTTTGTGGATTAATATATTCAATTGGATACGACATTAGTAATCCCTCCTCCAATAATCACTGTTATTATCAGTACTATATAAATTAGTGGTAAACATATCAGTTTCAAAGTTGTCTTGTTTTTTATCATTGTTTCTATTATAGAACTGTTTATTGTTAGAAAACCTTTGATAATCAAAATATCTAGACCACCAAGTACCAACACCTTTACCTTGACTTATAGTTCCATCACTATATATATCATTAGGTCCTGTACCTTTACCTGTTACATAAACTTCTGTATTTCCTAGTTGTACAGGTGCAAGAACTTCTGTAGGTTCTACATCATTTAAGGCACCTAATGTATCTATTACTTGTCTATTATCATCATCATCATTACCACGACCAGGACTATTAGCATACTTAACACCTTTATAGTCATCTATAATAGGACCAAGTACCCATTCAGTAGGCGATGCTTTTTCTGCAAACAGTAAAGTATTATTAAGTTTTTCATAATCTATTTCACCAGGTGTTTCCATTGTGTATGCTGTACCAAAAACTTTGTTACTTACACCTTTAACTATATTTTCAAACTCTGCTGACCAAGCATCACTAGTACCGTAAGCTAACGCACCACCCCATAAAGCTATTTCATATAGGTCTAATAGTATTAAACCAGTAGGTGCTGCTCCTCTTAGTCCTGCTGAGTATGCTAATTTATTTCTAGCACCTTGTAGTAATTTCCATTTAGCACTGTCATCTATAAGACCAGGTGTAATCTTACTTAAAGCTTCATCTACTTGTGCTTGTACACTTTGTTGTACTACACTTCTAGGTGCTCCTCCTGGACCTGATGCATCTTTAACTACGGCTTTAGCATCTTTGTCTAGTATTCCTCTAACAGTGTGATATTCTACTTCAGTTAAAGCTGTGACGTTAGCAAGGTTATTGTATGCATTTTCGTGCAATGTAAACAAATCTATTGTAGTACCTGCAGATGTAAGTAATGGTGTTGCTTCAGGTGCTGTAATAATAGCTTCTCCTACTTCTATAAGTTTTCTAGCATCATCATCACTAAGTACACTGTTAGCTACAAATTCAGGTAAGTCTCCTTTAAGACCTAATGCTTCTGTTTCAGCAGTATTAAATCCACTTTCAAAATTAATCCTTATGTCATATGCTTCATCTAATGAAGTTTGTTTTATATTCTTATCTATATCTTCATAGTTTCTAAGCGGATTGTTTTCTACTTCTGATTGTGAAATAAGTTTGTAACTATCTCTATTTAAATTATAAGTTTCTTCATCTATATCTATTATATCTATAGCTTTACCTATACCTGCTTGGTCATTAGGGTCTAACAACATAAGTTCTTCAAAGTTACCAAAATACATATTTGGATTTTCAACCAATGCTTCAATACCTCCACCTCTCATTAGTCTTGTAATATCTAAAGCTGTAACCGTTGGATTGATTTGGTCAGTTTTATAACTTAATATGTTTTTTGCAGCTTCTTTAAATTTATAATAAAATTGTCTAACACCATCAGAGTTATGTGCTTTAATCATAAAGCCATCAACAAGTCTACGGTTAGACGGCATTATAAGGTTGGCATTTTCAAAAGCTTCAATAACTACACTAGGTGGTACATCCATAGCTTTAGCAGCATCACTAATAGAAAACTTGTTAATCCAATTAAATCTTATGTCATCTAAAGTATACAAATTGTCTGTATTCAATCTAACTGTAAAATAATTCTTTGCAGGATTACCAATACTTTTACCTGTTATAGAACTGTATTTATTAAAAATAATGTCATCTTCAAATGATGTACTCAATCCTACAAGGTATTCTTGATTTCTACTATCAGGTGTAGGCATAAATTTAACCTCTCCTGTTGTTCTATCTACTACAGGTACCATAGGGTCATAACCACCTTGTACGTCATTGATGCTTATCTTGTGATGTGGAGAAGCGTGTGTAATATTAAACTCTAATGTTGTATCAGGTCTACTAATTAATTCTTTAAATTCATCACTAAGCCTACCTTCATCGTAAAACTGTTTTCCCTTTAATAAAGGACCACCTGCTTCTAAAGAGATTATTCTGTCTATATTAAATTTACTTTCAAATTCACCTAATCTATTATTAGGAACCCAAGCTAATTCATAGTTACTAAAGTATCCTATATTATCTTTCATTCCTGCTTCATCTATTACAGGTACCTTTTTATTATTAAAAGGTGTTATTGAACTAAAATCATTTTGGTCAATCATTAGCATTCTTTTTTTGACCTGTCCATTTTTATCTACATAGTATTCGTGTATAAATGAATTTTTGTGGTTAAATCCTTCTGATATAATATCTGTAATAGACTTGTATGTTTCAGTTCTAGGGTCCCATATACCCATTGTCTCATATCTAACAACAGTAGAAATATCTCTATACTGTACTCCCTTTTGAATTTGTTCAATAGTTGCATATTTATAACCACCATTTTCATTCATAACAGCTTGAATATTTCTTCTTAATGTATTAACTTGTTCTAGTAGTTCTAAGTTTGCTAGTCTTATTTCATCAGGTCTATTGCTTAACTCTAAATCTAAGGTACGATATATATCTTGCATTCTTGATACTACACTTACAGCACCACCTTCACCTTTTAAATCAGGTGTATTAAAATCTTCAAAAGCTCTGTTAATTAATTTTTGAACTACTTTTTGTAATGGTTCAATTGGTTCAGTTTTTGGTACACCAAAACCTATTTCTGTAACTTTACCTACAATCTTAACTTTGTCTGTCAGAGTTTTTGTATCTATAAATATAATTTCATCTACTGGCATAGGTGCACCTTCTGCCCACTGAGGATGTATACTAGTCTGTTCAACAAAACCTGTAGCATCTAGGTAGGATTTAATTATACCCTGACCAGGACCAGTATGCATATTAACAATAACTTGATAATCAAAAAAATCTTTTAATAGTTTAACTAGGTCATTTAGTCTTGCATCAGATGTGCTAGCATCCGATAAGTTGTTATTAAACCATACTTCCTCAATAGTCTTTTTTCTATCAACTTTATCATTAATATTTATTATTTCACTTTCTGCTATTTCATTAAATTCAAAGATAAGTTCAGGGTACAATCCTATAGGATGTTGCAGGTTTATAATAGAACCAGCACCTATTTCTAAATCATTAATATTAATTTGAGCTTCATATATTTCACCACCAACATAATTCGTTCTACCTTTGTATGCATTTGCATAATTAGCACTAGATGTAAAATAACTAGACCTACCAAAACCTTTAGCAGAAAGTCCACCACCTGTTACGTTTGTTTCTCTTAAACCAAGTGATGCGTCTATATCATTCATAGCTCTATAAATAGTCATCATTCCATTTTCATTAGCTGTCATACTTAAAGGTGCATTACTGTTCATATCATTATTTATAACGATACCTGTAAATGGATTATTGTATGTTATTAGGTTTCTTGCATCGTTATCATAAATCTGTTCGTGTATATATTTTGCTAATCCTTCACTAATACCTGCGTCAAGGTCAGATGCATATTGATTGTGAATAGAATTTAAATCTACTTCTATTGCTCTGCCTGCATTGTATTGTTTATTAACATTATCATCTACTGTATAATTAATCATTTCAGATATTTCTTTGCTTATGCCTTCACGCAAACTCTCTACATCGTGGATTGTATCAGGAGCATTATTAAATCTTGCTATTAAACTAAGAACAAATCTTTGTCCAGCTATTGTATTTGTAAGCCATTTGTCCATAGGAGTTGAAGCAACATTTGTTAGATTGCCATATACTTCATAAAATGGAGTTCCAATATCTCCTCTTGGTGGTAAAGCAGACACACTAGCACCAGGAGCGGGAGGTGCATTCATAACATTAACTAAACCTAATCCACCTGTATTTTCTACATAAGTGAGTAAAGCTGATGGATTATCTATTTCTCCACCTCTAATTTTTGTAACTAATACTCCGTCTTTCTCACCGCTAGCTTCTACTAAAGCATTAAACATTTCATCATCTAACGCTAATATATCTCTTATATAATTATTCATTTCTGTAACAACTTGAGGATGAGATGCAACAAATCTTTCTTTGGCTAGTTCTATTACTTCGTCTTTTTTCCAACCAAAATAATGATATCCTAAAAGGTCTATATATTGTCCTCCATACTTTTCCATAGCATCTTGAACTCTACCACTTACAGGTGTAGCAATAACGTGCATATCGTTTTCGTCTGCCCACCTAACAAGTTCACCAACAATTAAACTACCAGCACCTGAGCTTTGTTTAGATGGGTCTATAGTAAGTAAATCAAGTAACAAGAACTTTTCATCTGAGCCTGGTAGTAAAGATATTTCAAAAGATGGACGACCTGTACCTTTTAAAATAGAAAATGGTTCTGTATCACCAGGGTCTTTTGCTATAAATTCTTTATACCTTTCACCAAGTAGTGTTTCTATTTCTTCTACTTTTTTCTCTTTTTCTGAAAGTACTTTAGGAACAAAACCTAAATCATCTACAGATGTATTACCTTCGTCTAGCATAGTACGTTCTACATTATCTAATGCATCATCTAAGTCAGGACTAGGTTCAGTAAGACGTTCACCTGTTAATTCTCTTTCTGAAGGTGTGTTAGGGTCATCTGCTTCTGAAGTTAGCATATTCATAATATCATCTGCTTCAAATTTTAATTCTGCAATCTTACTTGATGCTATAGCTATTTCTTCTTCAGACATAGTTACATCTTTACTGACAAGTTCTAATGCAGCTATTTCTTCATCTATTTCTTTTAAACGGTCTTGTTTACTTACAGGACGTGATATTAAACCTTCAGGAGGATTTTCTCCTGTTAAATCTAAATGTTCCTTGTATAGTTTTATTAAATCATTTTTGAGAGTATTAATTTTTGAATTAATAAATGCTAATTTATCACCAGTTGCATCCTTTGCTACGTCTTCAAAAAAAGATATTACATCATCTAATGTCCTCATCTCATTGCGAAGTTCTTCTATTCTTTTATTTTCTTCACTCATTTTTTATAATTTTTCTGTACTTCACGCAATCTTCTTCTAAGTCTTGCAATTGCAACAGCACTGTCTATATTTTTTTTAATAATCTTGGGGTCCACGCAAATTCTCCAAACTATCTTTAAAGTTATCACCTAATAAATCTAAAAAAGCAAAGTAAGGCTTTGTAACTTTTTTAACTTTATTAGATGCTTCCATTACTTTATCTGCACCTTTTTGTATTAATTCTTCAAATGCACTAGCATTTTCTGTTGTTATTGTAATTGTTGGTTCTGTAGGTACATCTTGTAACTTATAAGTATTATCTTCAGCATCAGGGTCATATACATATCTAGGAATATCTAAACTTTCTAACACTCTTTCTTCTAATCTTTCTGCACTAAATGCTTCTACCTTGTTATGTATATCTAATTTATTTTTTGCTTCTTGATGATATACGCTATCTTCTCCTATAAGAGAACTAGTAGACCAATTGTTTATACCTTGTGAATTTTCAGGACCAACAGTTAGCTGTGACAAAGCTATTGCAGCCATAGCATTATAGTAAGGGTTGTACATCATTTCTTTGATTTCAGTTCTAGTCTTACCTTTGAATGCAGGTATATTAGAATTTACACCATCTTTACCTTGTGTACTATTTAGATAACTAAGATTGCTGTAATTTAAATTAATTTGCCAAAGACCGTGGTCATATGTTCCATTAGCATTTTTAGCACCTCTTACATTACGAGCATAACCATCAGTAGAATTATCTCCTGTTCTATGCTCAGCTAGAGCTAATGATATTAATGTAACCATACCATTTTCATCATATGGGTCAGGGTTTACATCTGTATTTTTAAGAACAAATCCATTTGTTTTTAAATAATAAGCAGCACCATAAATAATATACATCAAATCTTCTGTGTCGTAATTATCGTGGTAAGAACTATGCACGCTATCTACCTTTAATGTAGTTGCCGAGGTTTGCAATGTTGGTAAGAACATTAGCGTAAGTGTCATTATAAAGAGCAGAAGCCCTTTGACCCTGTAACATATCTCCATATCTATCCTGTATAAATTTATCAAATTCGTTACCAACTGCTGAAGCTAAAGCTTCACCTGATAGTGGTTGTTCTAATGTAACTTCAGGATTGTAATCAATTCCACTTCCAGCTAGTTGTGCTCTAGTTCTTTCTGCATCTAATGTTTTTTGTATATTAGCATTATTAATATCGTAATTCTTTTTCTGTAAGTCATACGAAGTTCTATTAATAAAACTAACATAAGCATCTATTTCATCTTGTGATGCAGGTCTACCTAATCCTTTTTGTATAGCATTTTCTATTGTTCCTTTAGCATTATAGAAATTAGGTTTAATGTATGTAAATACACTATTGTAATTAACTCCATAGCTGTCAGAAGTTTCAAAGTTATCAGTACCAAATGCATAATCTTCTAGTGTATCTTTGTAAAACTCTTTAATAAATACTGTTAAGTTTTGTGGACTAGCACCAGGTAATGACATTATGCTTAATAAATCTTCTCTTGTTACAGCTTCTCCATTAATATTAAATCTTGACATAGCACTTTCTATAGCTTGTACAGTTCCACCATCATTGTTATCAAGAACACCATAAACAAAACTAAATGGTTTTAGAAACCCTGCTTCTACTAATAAAAGCTGTACTTCCATAATTTCTTCAGCAGATGCATTGGCAAATAATTGTCTACCTAATCCATACTCATACAGTGGTATTTCATCTGTATTAGAATATACAGGTCCTTTAAGGTCTACATCTCCTAATCCGTAGTAATTACTAGAACCTAAATTAAAAGCACTTACTTGTAAGAAAGGGTCATCAATTACTTCATTGAAAGGCATTTGTGCTGGACCCATCATACCAGGACCTAATTCACCAGCATCTTGTGCTGTAAGATATGCTTCTATATCTATGTCTAAATCTCTTAATCTTTTATCTATATTATCTAAATACTGTTGAGGAGTAATAATACCTTCTTCTAACTGTGCTCTTTGTCCTGTCATAAAAGCTTCGTCTGTTAATGTCAATACTGTATCTCTGTATCCATTTTCTTTAGCTTCTTTTTCTAGATAAGCTTTGTATGACAAGTCTGCTTCTGATGAATACTCAGCAAGTATTTCCATATTTGCATCATCTACAGTAATAACAATATCTCTAGGGTCTTTACCTGCAAGAATTGCATCAATAAAAGCATCGTGATGTTGTCCAGCTAGACTTGATATTTCGTCTAAACTAGAAGGGTCTACTGTGTTATATATTAAATCTAATCCTTCTCTTACTTCAGGTTCTAAATCTTCGTATCTTCTACCTAAGGAATAAGAAATCATATTAGTCCATTTAACATAACTCATACCTTGTTCTCTTTGTCTATCAGGAGCAGGGTCATCTATCTGAGCTTGACCTACATCTGTAATTGCTTCTTGTGCAGGTTTTAATATAGATTTATATACTATATTATTCCAAACCATATTTGGTACCCAACCAAATACTTTCCAAAACTCTGCAAACTTATCATCGTTAAACTCAGCTTCTTCTACACCTGTTTGTAATTGTTCTTTGATATCTTTAGCTACATCAAGAATAGAAGTTCTAGCATCTTGATAAGGAACATTTTTTCTATTGTTTAATACATCTTCTAATAATTGTATTTCTTCTTCAGTAAGTTGTGGTTTTACTTCTTCACTCATTAGTTATATGCTCCAAAAGTAGTTTGTTCTTCAATCTCTCTACGGAATATATCATACCATATATAGTAGAAATCAGGGTGCTGCATCATTAACTGTTTAGCTAACAAACTTAAATATTGTCTTTGTTGAGTAGCTTCTGCTCTATACAAAGTAGCATTAGCACCGTATTGATATTTTAGTCCTTGAAGTAGTTTTTCTCTAGCCATTATGTATTTCATTGCACCCTGAACAACATCTAATTCTCCTATAAGTTTTGTTTCACCATTAGGTAGTTTTACACTTGTACCTGCTTCTGTTGTTAGTAACGAATTAAAAGCTTTAATTTTAGCATCTGTATCTAAAGGAGTAGGTGTAGTAGAAGTAGTACCATAACCAGGGAATTGTTGCTGTAAATTAAGTTTATACATATACAATGCTTCAAACTTTTTATCTATAGAAAATCCTTGATAGTATGGAGTGTCTAATATTAATCTTCTAAAGTTTTCATAAGCTAATGAACCTTGTGCTTGTCTTACACTTCTTTGAAATTCTTCAGGTGTTAAATCTATTCTCTTACCTTCTGTAAAAGCATCAGCCCAAGCTTGATAATCAAACTCATCTAAAGGACTATCAGGAAACAAATAGTAAGATACATCAGGGTGTCTATCCATAAGGTCTTTATTTTGCTTATAAAAATATCCACCTTCAGTTGTATAAGTAGTAGGTTGTATAGCTTTAGATTTAGAAGTAGTTAATGCTGTAGGGTCAAATCCAAACATCTTTATAAAGTCTGCTATTGCTGCAACTCTATCACCACCTCTTTTAGCTAACATTTGATAATATGCATCTGCAAATAAAGTATCTGCAAAAAACTTATGCTCAGGGTCATTTTCTTTAGCTTTGAATGGGTCTAAGAATGCAGCACCTTCAGGTCCAACTTCATATTCATATTTAACTGTTGCACCTGTAGGCATAACAAATTGTATAAATGCTTGATACTTCAGCATTGAATTAGCTAATGTCTTAGCTCTTTCTAAACTTTCTTGTTCTGCTTCAGGAGTACTATCGTCATAGATACCAGTAGTAAACATAGCTCTTTGTATTTCTTTTACTCTATTAGCATAAGCTCTTTGTAATTCAGGACTACTTGTACTTCCATTAGCAGCACGAAGTTTATTAATCCAAGAAGGTAATGTAGCATCTACCCAATATGATGGGTCAGTAACTTTATAAGCAGGTCTGCCATATGGAAATATAGCTTGGTCAATAGCAGCAGTAGAAGGTAATATAGCTGATGCAGGTAATTGAACTATAGGACCAACACCAGGAATAATAGAACCAGCAACCATATTCAAACCGCTAGCATATCCTTCTATTCTTGCATTTATTTGTGGTGCTTCTAAATCATCTTTACCTGTTACAGGATTAGTTACAGTAGCATCTTCAGTGTCAGGGTTAAGTGCTCTATCAAGTTTATTATTCAAACCAAAACCAGCTATGTTATACATTTCTTCACCTGTTCTAGGGTCAGTAGTAAAGAAACCTTCATCTTCATTTTCACCAAAAATACTTACATCTCTAGCACCTTCAACTGCACGCTGTACTTTTCTACCAAATAATGTTTTTTGGTTTTTAAGTAATCTAGTCCAAGTACCAGCTATCTCAATATATACTTCTGCGAATGGAAACATAAGTCTTAACATATCTGAAATGACGTGTCTGTTATTTAAATCATATAGCAAACTCTTAGTTTCATTTAATGCATAAGCTTTTGCTAAATCATCTACACTTTCTAAATCATCAATTCCTATCATTTTAGTAACATCTGCTTTACCCATATTTTCTAAACTATCAATATATTGTTTAGCTCTAGAACCAGGTGTAAGTCTATTATTTTTTCCTATACCCATAGTTTTTCTAGCTTGTTTAAGTATTACAGCTCTAGATGCATCATCCATATTTGCATACATACTTTCAATAAATCTCCAGTAATATTGTCTAAATGCAGTAGACCTAGATAGTTCATTAGTTGATGCACCCATCAAAGTGCTAAAGAAAGTTTCAAGAACTCTATCGTATTCAGATATTTTATCTCTACCTAATTCAAATCTTGATGCTTTAAATTTAATAAGACTTCCATCTAATACATCTGTTTTAAAATTTTTAAGCCAACTAGAATAAACTCTAAATTCACTTCTAGTCATATTTCTACTTAAATTAATTTCTGTATAATCATTTTTCTTTTTACTAAATATATTTACTACGTTAGGTTTTTCAGTACCACCTCCTGCTATGTGTGCTAGTAATTCTTTATCACCACTACTTTTAATTTCATATTTAATTGGATTTTTAATATCAGATACTGCAGGTAATACTCTTGCGTCATCTCTAGATGATATTAATTTAGGTGTACCACCAGGTACAATTTCATATGCTTCATATGTACCACCAGTTTTAACGTGTAATCTAGCAACAATACTGTCTATATAACTATCAGCGTGTGCTCTGTTTTCTAGTATAAGTTTTTTAGATGCTCTACCCATATCATCTGCATTACCTACAAAAGCCATTCTCCATTCTTTTAATTCTCCATCCCAAAAACTTTGTTTTATATCATCTAATGCAACTTTATACTTTTGACCATCTTGTACAGGGTCTATAGTTATAGCAGCTATTTTAGATGCTAATGGGTCATCTACTAGTTGTAGTAATTCTGAAGCCCAGTGTGTATTCCAACCTTTACCACCAACTCCTACTAATGTAAACCCTCTAGCTCTTTTTGGATTTATGCCAAATAAAACACCATTATGTGTATTAGACATAGCTGATTGATGATAAAAACTATTTTCTAAACTTTCATCAAGTATATCTGTACCACCACGACCCCATTGTTCTGATAAATAATCACGAGATTTTTCTCTAGTCTTTAGTAATAATTGTCTATTTCTTTGTGGTGACCTACCAAGTATCCAGGAAATAGATGATAATGGGTGTGCAAATACATTATCTAAATCAGCTGCCCACATACGAACTTGTTCTTCACCTACAACTCTTGTTACCCAAGCAGGTCTAAGAAGTACAGATGGTTTCCATATTCTCTGCATATAACCATCACCTATCATAGTAAGCATACCTTCTGATATATTTGCTACACTATCAGCATCTGCATCTACCTTTATACTTACTCTTGTTTTACCAACTAATCTTCTAATTTCTTCTACAAAAGTTCTATCAGTAGATAATTCTATTTTTGCTAAATCTGCAACAGGTCTTGCTAGTAATCTTTCATATTCATCAGTTGATATATTTCTATGTCGTCCTGTAAGTCTTAAACCTAAATCTCTCATAGGTCTAAATATTCTTAAAAATAATCTAGCATCAGGCATAGGAATATAACCTTCGTCCCAATACTCAGATAGTAAGTGTGCTGTAGCTCTAGGTTCGTATGCAGTATCTACAGATTTACCTGCACTAGTATTCTTAAATTCTTCTAATACTTCATTAAGAATATCTTCAGGTTCAGCATCATTTAAATCTATTTTTCTTAATTGGTCAATGTTTTCTTCTATTACATTTAGTAATTTATTTACAGTAATAGCAGTACCTTTAGTTCTATAAAACATTAATCTATTAAATACATCATATAGTTCATCATTAGTAATTAACTTGTCACCAACTATGTTTACTTTTTTAGCTTTATTTTTAAATAAGAAGTCTTGGTACTTAACAATATCTTGTTTTCCTAATTTACCATCAGCTCCTATTTCAATGACTACATATGGCTTATAACCTTGGTAAACACCAGCATCTAATTTTGAACCTCCTACAGGTTGTTCCCATTTACCATTGTCTAAATAGTTTTGTATTTTTTGTAAATTCTGTGATTTAGGTATTTTACTTTTACCATCTTGTCTTTTACGAAATATAATTGTTGCATCACTTTCATCAATGTTATATTTAACTGCTTGACCCATATTGTCACCTTTAGGATTAATAATTCCAAAATCTTGGTTCCAGTAATCAGGGTCATAAATATCTTTTGATGCAGACAAATCATCTACTTTACGATAGTTAGGTACTAGTTGATAAAGTTCTTCTCTGTCTTTTACAAAAAGCAATCTTAATTGTTCTTCATCTTTATAAAGTTTTGATAAAACAGGTTCATATTCATCAACATCTTTTAATGCTTTATCAGGAGTTTGTAATATTTGATTTTCTAAATCTGCTTTAGCACTTGATATTTTTTGTAATGCTTTATCAGTTTCTTCTATTGAATTAATAAGAAACTCTGCTCTTTTTCTATCTTTACGAGATAAAGTTTTTAAGTCATTACTTAAATCAACAGCTAATCCATCTTTAGCTTTGTTTAAAGATACTTGTGCATTGTATTCATCTACACCTCTAAAGTCAGATAAATTTAAGTTTTTCATTCTTGGAGATAAACTATCGTATCTAGAACCTTCATTAATTAAATATTCAACACGAATAGCCTTACCGCTTTCTATTCTGTCTCTAAGACGAGATGCATACTCTATTTCTGTCCAACCTTCTGTTTGTAATATATCGTCTAACAATGGTCTATGTTCAGGACTTGTAAGTAAGTTACGAGGTAATGTTTGTACTTTTGTAACTGTTACACCAACTACATCATCTTCAAAATTTTTAAAATATATCTTTTCTCCAATTTTTGGTACTCCACCTTCTTTTACCCAACCACCTTGATGTCTTGTAGTAGAAGTTCTTTTACCTGATAAAACTCTTGCAAATGTAGAACCTTCTTGACCTAAGTCAATTGTTTCTTCAGGTTTCATTTTGTAACCCATACTGTATATTCTTGAACCACTAGTTCTTAATTCTTCTGATAAAAAGTCTTGGTCTATTTTTGCATCTACAGCAGTATGACCATAAGGAACTCTACCACTTGTTCTTATTCCTATTTCATCTGCTATCTCTAATGCTTCTCTTTCGGCACCTGGATAGTAAGAACTAGTAACTTCATCTACTAAAGTTTTAGTAACTTGTTCTTTAGGACTATCTGCTATATCTCTAAGTTGATTTACTAAGTCTTGTACTTCATCATCAACAACATTGCTATCTTTTTTATATTTAGCTATAACTCTAGATATTATGTTATAAGCATCAGCTTCATCTAATTCTTCACCAAAGTATTTACGCATATTTGTATTAATACTGTCAAATTTAGAACCAGGGAACCATTCACTTTGACCTAATTCATTAATAAAATATTTATGTGTTTCATCTACACTAGCCATCCATCTTTTAATTCCTTTAACTAATTGGTCAGGTAAGTCTATTCTATTAAACTTTTCTCCAATGTGTGTTAGTACATCATTCCAAATATCTAAGATGTCTCCCATATTTTGCATAGATTGTGCTTTACTTGGATTAAGAACTCTGCTTTCTGCTAAGTCTGCTAATTTATCTAATGCAGGTTCAGCTATATCATCATCTACTTTTGCCCAACGCATCCAATCTTTTAAATCAAAGAAAGATGCATTCAAATCTTTAACATTTAATTTAGGAACAGGAAAGCTTTGAAACATTCTACCAACTGCTGTTTCTGCTTGTGATTTTCTAATAGCACCAGCAAATCCAACTGCTTGTCCATAATCACCACCAATAAGCTGTCCTAATCCTCTAGATACATTACCTCTTAGTAATAGTGATGTAGGGTCTAATCTTTGTGTAACTTCTAATCCTTCTATAGCAGGTATTAATGCGTCATACACATCTTGTCTAGTTTGTGCATTTTTTAATTTTTTATGTAATACTGCATCTCCTTGACCTTTCATTAATCTACTTACAGTATCAAAATTATCAGCTTTAATTAATTGGTCTACGATAAATTGACCACCTTTAGAATTAGCTAAATAATCTGTAGCACTTGGTATATGTACTGTTTTTCTTACAGCCTTGTCAATAATACCTGCACCTTTTAATGCATCTGCTTGACTTAAACTTCTAACAGCTTTACCTGATTTAGCTAAATAGCTACCTACTAATATTGATGGGTCAGCTAATAATGTAAAAGCACCATCAATTACACCTGATACTATGTTGTATGATTTAGTTCCAGGTTCAATAATATTACTTACTAAACCTGCAGCAGGTGTTAATTTAGTTGTACCAAATCTATTTTGTATTGTTAAACCTTCATCACGCATTCTTTCAGTATTTGTAATATCTTCTCCGTAATAAGTTTGTACAATTTTTTTAACTTCTTCAGGGTCTGCACCTCTACCAACTAATTCTTTATATACATCTGTATCTTCTGCAAGTGTAGAGTTTGCAAAGTAGCCTTCACCTAAATTTACTTTTTCACCTTTAATTGCAGCACTAATAGCTTCTCTACCTACTGAAGGACCAAGTTCTTGTCTAATATCTTGTAGTTCATTTCTTGCATCACGACTTGTAAGCAGTTGTAAAGTAGCACCTGCTAAACCTACGCCATCATTCCACTTTTTATCATTTAAGAATTTTTGATATGCAAGTGTTGGTTTCTTAACAATTTCATCTTGTAAACTATCAAATGCAGTAAAAGCAGTTCTAATAACTCCTCTACCAACAGATTTAGTTCTATCCCACCAAGTCTTTTCAACATCTAACCATCTTTCTATAATGGTAGATAATTCAGGACTATCAGCAGTTAAATCCATTAATGCAGAACCTACTAGAACATCTTTAGGTAAATAAAAATGTTGGTCTATTAAGTCTTTTAAATTATTTGATTTATCAGGTACAGAAGATATAGCATTTCTAATTAATTTAGATTGCTCTAATCTTTCTTCTTGTTTTTGGTTTTCATACTCATCTGTGACAGGAGATGTCCACCACCATCTTATTTCAGCCATAAATCTCCTACATCTGTTTTAATAACGCTGCTATTTCTTTACTTGGTAATACCCTATACATTTCTTGCAAAATCATATCTACATCAGGTGTCTGTTCAAATCTACCTTGATTTAATCCAGCTAATGGGTCAGCCAAAGCATCAGGGTTTGGTGCTGTAGCATCTCCTACAATATTATTTATATTTTGTCTAGGCACTGGCATTGCAGAAGGTGCAGGAACTTGTGGTTCTTCTGCTACTTCTACAGGTGCAGCGTCTTGTAAAGTTTCTAACTCTTTAGCTTGACCTTTATATTCTTCTGCTTTGTAATCTGCTTTATTTCTTTTTCTACTCATATTAAAAATCAGGTGTAAATGTTATGTCTATTCTTCCAATACCAGGTGCATAAAACACTGTGTATGTTTCTTCTTGTCCAGTTAGTTCATACATTTCAGGTTTAAACATTGGTTGTTCAGGAAAGTTTCTAGCTATTATTCTTGCAAATTCTTCAGCGTGTTCCATTATTGACCTCCTAACATTTGTGCTAAATTAGGAGGACCTTGCTGTTGTTGCATTTGTGCTTGTTGTAATAATGCTTGTTCTTCAGGACTTGGCTGTTCTCCTTGTGCTGTAAAATACTTTTCTAATATCTCACCTTTATTTTTTGGATTATTGTAAATTTCTACAATAGCCATCAAAGCACTATTGTCACCTTGTTGTGAACGTTGAATAAGCATTTGGTCCATAATATTCTCTGATTTTTCTTTAGTAATTCTTTCATTAATTACAGATATATTTTCTAAGCCGTCCATTTCTTGTTGCATAGTTTCTCTATCAATAATTCCAGCTTGTAATAACTGTAACCCAGTAATAATTTTGTTAGGTGCATCAAAAGAAGCCATAGCTCCATATTTACGTCTTGTTATATAGTTATGGTCAATATCATTTTTAGGTGTATAAAATTCTGCAAAGGCAGCACCTTTGTAAGTTCCTGACAATGGTTTTCTTTTTTTACCAAGTAAATGTTCATCTAGTTCTAATCTTTTTGCATCTACTTCTTGTAAAGCTTTAGATAATATTGTGTGATACTCAGTAACCATTTGACCAACACCAGCAGTAAGTTCTTCTAAACCTCTACCAGTTACAAATGAATTAGGTGAGATAGCATCATCTTGTACAGGATATCCTGCTACAACTCTAAGTTGTCTTTCTAATCTACCTACACTTTCAAACAATTGATAAGGTAAATTAGTTGCAGGTCTTATAACTTGTGAACCAGGTGATAAATAGTTAATAGCATTTCTGCCTTTTCTATATTGACCACTTTCAATTTCACCTACAATATTTGTTTCAGTAAATACTGCATCTTCCATAGCGATAGCAGATAATATATTTATCTTTGCCATTTGTGCCATTAATCCAATGACTTGGTCAAACTGTCCTTGTAATTGGTCAAAGCTATATCTTTTAGCTATAACAAAAGAAGGACCTGACTTTAATGGATTAGGTACAAAATCTACAATTTTTTGTGAAGCAACGTGAACAATATAAGTTCCTTCTTCATTCATATACTCTAATAAAACATCTCCACTTTCATCAGAGTTTTCCCAACTACCATTACCTGTTTCGCCAAGAACACTATATGAATTGTGTGCTTTATTTTCATCTTTAGTTGCAAACCAACTTCTTAATTCAGGATACATTTCTATAAGATTTTTAACAGGTACCTTTTGTACTATTGCTAATTCTTTAGGGTCTTGACCATTACCAAAATAACCAGGAAAACAATCGTATGGATTTCTTAATTCTGCTGTAGGAAATATATTTCCTGCCATATCTTTCTTTGTAGTAATTACCCATACTGCAAAACCATAACCAGGTAGCCATCTTGCTACTTGTGGTAATTGACTATCTAAACCTTGTAGTCTGTCATATGATGTAACAATTCTTTCAAGCTTTTCTTTTTTAACTTTGTTACGAGCACTATCTCTACCGTTTGTAATGTGTACATCTAAAGTTGGAGCTTTACCTAACTTTTGTGCAAGTCTGTCTAATGCAGACAAAATAAGATTAGGTGCAGGAATTAAATCACTATCCATTTGGTTCATTTGAGGACCAAGTAATTGTGCTATGCCTTCCCTTCCACCATTTAAGATAGCTCTAAATCTAGCTCTATCAGGCAAAGCATTATCGTGCATTGATTTAAGTATTGTTGCTCTGTCTACGATATCTTTAGGTTTCATTTAACTCCAAGGTACTTCATTCCAATCATTAGTATTATAACCAGTAAAACTCTGTTTGTAATCTATCCCCATATCACTATAGGTTAATTTTGTCAAGGTTCTTACAACTTTCATTGGGAACCAACTTGCCATAACTATATCGGACTTTGCCTTACCTCTTGCAGAGTTTTTGCTTGCGAAATAAGTAAGCTGTTTTGTATAAGCGATTGTCTTACTCTGTGCATCTGCATCTGCAAAAGGCAATACTATCATCTTATCAGAAAACATCGGAGCAAGTGCAGTGACACCAAATCTTTCGTCCCATTTATTTTTATGTGTTTCGTGTCCTTCAAGTTTTATACCTTGAACATTACAATATTCTTTTGTAGTTTGGTCTTGTCTAATTGCTTTTTGAAATCCGTTTTCTTCTATAACCCAGTGGTAACAATGATATTTTTCGTGCCACATTTTAATTAAGTTTCTAGCTTCATCTAATCCACCACCGTGTGTATTTTCTAAATCAACCATTGTCATTTTGATTTGACCATTACTTGTTTCTACAGCCCACAAGAAACCTGCTTGATAACCTGTAGCTGCAGGGTCAAGTCCTGCTACTAAGTATGAACCAGGTGGTACATAACCTAAACGCATATTAGGGTCATAACATTCTTGTATCTGCTCAGGATTAAATAATCTTAATGTATCGTTAAATGCTTTATTAAGATATACCATTTCAAAATTCTTCAAACCACCAGTAGTCATAGCATCTTTCTTTCTATTCATTAACCACTTAAAACTTCTTTTACCTTTCCACAACATACATTCAAAATGTTCTTCTTCTTCAAATTCAGCTATGTTACACATACTATCGTGTGCTTCTTCAACAATATGTTCCCAAGCATCATTCTCTAATATTGCAGAATATAAATCTTCAGGGTGCTGTCTAGAACCTATAAGTACCATAGCTGTATGTTCCTCTTTTCTAGAACCTAATGTTGTAGTCCACCAGTTTTTAGTATTTTCTCTTGATGCAGGTTGCATAGTAGAACTGTGGTCCTCAATGTCATCTGCAATAATTAAATCACAATCACGAGAAAGTATCTTACCACCTCTACCAATACCAATCATTGTAGGTGATTTAATACCTGATACTGTTCTTGTAGATACAGTAAAACCATTTCTAGACCACATTTTACCTGCTCTAGTTGCAGGCTTAAAGCTACCACCAGGTCCACAAAAATCTTCTTTAAGTTTTTCGTTTTGGTCTAATGTATCCATAACAGACATTACAGAGTTCATAGCAATATCTTCATTACCACCTACCCACATAATTCTTATGTTTGGATTTCTACATATAAGCCAAATAACAAAATGTATTAACAATTCAGTTTTACCGTGTCTAGGTGGACTTAGTATCATTTGCTGACCACCAGTAAGTAAAGCTTTGTTAATAGATTTTATCCATCTGTGATGAAAGTCTGCTGTTTCAAAAGGTATACCTTGTTCTGTTAAAAAGTATCTATCTCTAAAATTTTGAAAATCTTCTAGTGATTGTGCTGCATCATCAGATACTTCCCAATTCTCAGCTTGTTTATCTTTTTCATAATCTTCTTGAAATGCTCCTAACAATCTAGATATGTGTGCAGGAGTACAACCTAACTCTTTAGCTATTTCAGCTCTAGTCATTCTTTCTTGTATAAGGTCTAATGCATAACCTTCATTAACAAATTTGTCATATAAGGCACCTCGTCTAACTTGTGTTACTTTGCCTTTGTTAGCTTCTTTGATAACAGGTTCATATTCTCTACCCTGTTCTTTAAGTCTTGCTTTTCTTTTTTGTTCTCTCCACATACAAGTTTTAGAACAATATTTACGCTGCCCTGTTGGTAATCGTTCCTCACATTCAGGAGAAACACATACTACATTATTTACCACTTATGTTTGCAAGCCCAATAGCCTGCAGTAAACTTGTCCTTCTTTGCTGAGCAATTATGTCTAGCGTGAAACGACCTTCTCCTCGCGGTATTATTTTTACCATCACCACTGACACCTTGTTGTCCAAATCTAACTAACTTAACCTTATCACCCTTCTTAGCAAGAACAGCGTGTGACTTACTAGCTTTAGGTGTACGCTTAGGTTTGTTATAACCTGAAAATTTTTCTCCTCTATATGTAACAGCCATTATTTCTTCTTTGGTTTTTTCTTATATAATTTTTTTGATGATGCTGTATGCTTAGCACCAGTATGATACGTTCCATCAGACATCTTATGCTTTTTACCTTTGTATAAAGTTCCAGCTTTTGTATATAGTTTCATTTCCAACCTTTTTTCATTTTAGCGTATGCTTTTTTAGATATTGTAGAATTTTTTTTAGACCTAGATTTACCTTGTACTTTTCGTCTATGTATATTTGCTACTAGGCTATTTTTGCCCTTACTATGTGGCATTGCTATTCTCCATCTGTTCGTTATAATCTGATACAAATTCTTCAATCAATTTATTGACATTCTCCATATCAGGTATATCTTGTGTAATAATGCTACCACAATTTTCTGCTAAATCTAAAGCCCAAGATTTTAAAATACTAGGATTTTCAAATATATTTTTTTTTCTTGCCACTTTTAGATTTCTTATTCTTCTTCTTCTTGCCGTACAATTTTTCTCCCGACTTTGACCATATATTTTATACAACCTAGATTAACACAAGTTTTGTAATTTTTTGTAATTGCTAATTGATTTTCACATTTCTTACAATGCGTTAATTTTTTAGGCATTATATTATTATACTAGACTATGGAGGCGGTGTTAGGTTTTGCCTCCTTTCCTGACACCGCTTCTCTTAAAATCCCAGCACTTACGTATACACTGCGTACCAGCCCTGTTGCACGCATATCATCAATTGGCACAATGAGGTTGCGTGAAAAAAAATTTTTATTTTGTGCATCTACAATTCTGTATTTATCTTCCATAATCCAATCTATGAGATATGGTAGTAACTCATTAGGTTGCCAGTAAAGAAGTTCGTTACTTGGGTAAATCCAGTAGAACATAAAGTCAGAGAATGTTTTAAATTGGCACCCTGCTTGTTTTGTGCCGTTGTCTTGTACTATCTGTATCTCTAGTGCTACATTACCTGTATCTTGTGCCTGTGTGTCGGTCTTAACTTCTACATATCTAAAACCTAGTCGGTTATTAATTATAAAAAAGTCTGCACCCCTAGCTTGTTCCTCAGGTCGTGCATCTCGTACAATATAAAGTTTCTTACCTTCTTCATCTTTCTGTGCTTCGTAGTAATTCTTAACTAGAGTTTCACCCTGCTTACCAACTTCTAACTGTTCTTTAAAATCAAACATTTTATCCTTCCTTTATTTGTATTTAAATTATAGTAGGACTATAGTTATAAACACAGGTATTACAAATTAGTAGCTCTAAGGAATGATTTGTAAGAACATACAAAGGATACATAAGCCGACTAGCTACACGGTGCTAACTAGGGTCAAAGCCTATTACTTCACACATTTACTGAAAACGACAACTAACAAACATTAGTCACTAAACTTTTCACTTGGCTGGGCGGGAGTGACACAGGGTTAGCTATACGCACTTCACTCTCACTATAAAAAAAAGATAAGATTTCTTTCTTTTTTTACTGTGAGTGTGTTAATATAGGACAATGGGAACGGTGGTGTAGATATCAATCTATACCTTCCTTGATTGTTCAAATGCCTGTAACATAAACCTACACCACCCCCAAACCCCTCCACATTTACCAGCATATTTTTCTCTACTTACATAATGATACATAGGGGACGTCAGGTTAAATCCCCCCACTACTGCGTGAGCATATTAACGTACGGTGCAAGGGGAGACATTGTATATATGAACTCTATATACTAACTTACTCCTACACTATGTAGCTATATACGTCTAGTTTGTCCTATGTTGTACTAAACCTATATGCCTTATTAATAACACCATATCTATCCAACTATTTCCTACTATGCTTACCGTATATATTATCCCTTCAAATAAAGCTATAACAATAAAATATATAGCCAACAACTAATGCAACAAGTTGCACTAAAGTCCTTAAATAAATGCGTAACAATAAAGTACAACAGCCACAACCCAACCACCACCGCTATTGTATGCAAAAGATACGCATTTATTTCAGGTTAGTTGTCGTTATTATTTTATAAGGTGTTCTATCTTTTCTTAGGGACGTATTTTTTATCAAACAAGTTTGAGCTATCGCACTATAAATAGAAAAAATACTAATATATACTATTGATATCTCTTATAAGTAATAAACCCCCAACAAGAACGCACTTGCATATAGCAAGTACAACCTTTTAACAGATGAGTAAAGTCAAAATTCTATTATAAAACTACCGACAACTCACAATATCTAGTAACGCTTAATACAGTTTTATTAATAGACGGTTTGACTTGACTTCAAATGTTATGTTGGTTTATGTACTTATAAGCTAATAGAAAGGATATAAAATGGCTACTAAGCACACACTAAAACACTATACTACGGACACAGAAGCCGTAATTTCCCCATACAAAGCGACCAAATGGTTGCCTAACGATATGCGTGTCGTTAAGTTAAGGGGAAAATACGCCTTCAAATTCTCCCCTGAGAGTGAAGGTAAGACTAGGTATATGATAGCTAGTGTTAATACTAAGGGAGAATTTAAGAACTTAGGGATACTTAAACAATATGAAGCAGTTCTACAACTCAAAGAACTCTTTACAAACTATCCCAAAGTTCTTTCTCGTAAAGCCTATACACCTAACAAAGATGGTTCTATGAACACAAAGTTTATGGAACTCATAGGTACCAACGCTATTGCTGAGCAATTTGAGGAAGTACCAACTTTGCAAGAATGTAAAGCATTTATGAACGCTAAGTTCAGTGGTAAGATACAGGATTATATGTCCTAATAATTATGGCTACGCACTATGGTGCGTAGCCATTTTTTTTATTATAAGATTTTTTTTTATTTTATATGGGGAGAACACTACACCATAATCAGCTCTATTCCATATGCATATCCATATCATCATACTCATACTATATATAGTATGACATCAATCATCATCTCTATATCTATATATCTATAACACCCTAATCTACCATTACTATAATTACCTATGCTTGAACAAAAAAAAAATTAAATTTTTTTTGTGTATAAAAATTTTATATATCGTATACGTGCATACTGAAGTTATGCATAGAGGTTGTCAAATTTTTCCAGTTAATAAGAATATACACAAAGTGGAAATGTGATAAATTTTTCTCAAGTCAATTTTGACTTTTCTTTTTATTCTCAATATAGAAAGGTAGGTGTTTATTGTGGGTAAAAGATATAAGCGACCAAGTGTTCCTCGCACTAAAAGAGTATATGACGAGGACAACAACACTATTATAGATACAGGTATTCCTAATCTCAATGGTGTTAGAGAGTATGTACAACCAGTACATAATGCTCTTAACAAGACTTCAGTATGTAAGTACTGTAGCAAATCACTAGTTCGTGGCTATATATGCTACGATTGCAGGGACTTAGAAACCCCTGTAAAGAGAACTAGTATAGAGGAGAGACTTGCTATAGAGGAAGGTCTTAGAATAATTGCAGAAAGCGAAGCTAATGCTAAGGCTATTCGTAGAGCAGAGAACTCCTGTAAGAAAGCACGAGGTAAGGACAACTGTTCTATATGTAAGCGACCGTATGTAAAAGGTAGATACTGCCGTCCCCCTAAGATAGAGGTTATTGATATGGCAGAGTACTGTAAGGGCTGTGGGTTATTAATATCAGCAAGTACAAAGACTTGCGATTACGGTTGCTAATAATATAATGTGCTATCACTAGGGTTTATATAGGCAAGCCCTATCCTTGCCCCCTTATAAGTACGCCCCCTAGTGCATAGCACTAAGTCTATTTGTGTTCATAGAAACTACATAAATATCTACAACTACAACAAGTAGGCTTAGTGCTATGTGAGGACATAGCAGTATTCGCTAATAAACGGATACTTGTACGAGGTGAAGCCACAGTAGTAGGCGTTAGTTGTGATTTATATCACACCCTGTTTGAAACTAACTACCGAAACTGTGGCTTTGCCATTTATAGAAGGGACAATTATGTTATGCGATAATTGCAGACAGGGTAACTATACAAAACTAGCTATTCATAGCAATGTTAAAAGCTCAGTACATATCATTGTGCAGTGCTTTAAGTGTGGTTATCAAACTATAAAGAAACAGAATAGTAAGAGATTGGAGAGAGCGTAATGAATAAAGTATATGAGATGTTTAGTACAGGCAACGATGATGTCAATGTACTAACAGTAGATTTTACTTTTAGTAATGAGGTAGGAAAAGATGAAGCAATACAACTTATAGACAGTATGGTATCAATGCTAGATGATAGCACTAATAGTACTGCTAAAGAATTGTTAGACCATATGCCTACCTTCTTTGTTAAGAGTAGATGGAGTAAAGAGGAGGAGTAATGTCTAGTAAAGATATAGTTGATGCTATTGAAGGACTATCAAAGAGAGTAGATATTTTAGTAGCAGGACAACAATGTATCGTAGAACACTTAGGCGAAAGTTCTAACGAATTTCGTGCTAAGTTCATAGCAACAATTCTCAGTAATGATAAGTTTAGAGAAGGATTTACTGAGTATGTTAATAACGATAAAACTGCATCTGATGATGTTAGAACACAGGTGATAGCAATAAACGAAGCAGTAATAAGAGCTAAAGAGGAGGAGTAATGAGCTGGGATAGTGTAACTAAACCTAGTAGTAACAGACCTGAAGCTGACCAATATGTACATTGTTATAAGTGCGTAGAGGAAACTGGTGGTATTAATGGAGAACCATATCAACAGTTGTTAGAAGTAGGCTTCAAGTTTGAAGGGGATACAACTAGATTAATAATTAATTGTAGAAGGCACGATATGCCTATTACACAACTTAGTTTAGATGTAGAACAAGTACCACACAGCAAAGATTGTAAAGGTTGTGATGATGGAGGAGAGTAATCATTGGTATATGGTAACAAACCCTATACTGCATAGACAGATTGCAAGACTAGAAGCTATGCGTTTTCGTAGAGAGAACCAAGAAAGTGGTGGAGTTTTCTTTATAGATACTTTACTAGACACAGGAATAGCAGATGACTTTTGGATTTGTGATATGTGTAACGCAGAGATACCAATAGATAAGCCAATTCCAATATGGAACAATAGTCGTGCTATGTGTAAGCAATGTAGAAACGACATAGACAGTAAGTATGCTACACCCTACGACACAATACAAAACTGTGAGTGTGGTTGTAGTGAAATAGAGGAGGAAGAATGACCTATAAAGTAGGTGATGAGATTAGTGATGAGGTAGTACAATACCGACCTAAAGGTAGAGGTAATAAAGGTACTGCTGTTACTAATAGATATAAGCACGCACTAAGAAAAGTTCAGAGTGCTAATGGAAGGTGGATAGTTATAGGAGTTAGTCCTATGCAAGACATTACAAGTGCTAACGCACTTAGAACTGATTGCACTAACCTTAAAGAACTTAACTTAGAGATGGACTTCAAGACAGCTACTAGAAATGGTTACCGTTACTTAGTAGCAAGAAGTACAAAGATGACTAAACAAGAGGAGGAATAATGGCTGATATGCCTAGTCAAGAAGACTTTGAGGAGTTTTCTAGGAACTTAAAAGAAAAAATGGAACGAGCTGAACAGCTTGGTCTAAAGGACTACCAACAAATTAGTATGTTAGGGGAGATGAAACTACAAGGTGTTGGTTTCTTTTTCCCACCTGACGTAGATAAGGACGGTAATATATCTAAGAGCAAAGCAGGTGGTAAGTATCACGTAGCAGCAACAGACTATACTGACATACTCAATATGATTGATAGAACATTATGGTTCAACCGTATTGCTGATATGATGGTAGGCTTATCTGCCTTTGTATCAAATCAGTTTCAAGGTATGGCTAAAGGTAATCCTATTGACTTAGAGATGAAGGATAGTATTGTAGCAAAACTTGAAAAGGAAGGTGAGGACACTAGCGACTTTATGGTAGCAGCACAACTGTTGATACAAGCTACTGAGTTCATAGTAAATAACAGAGAACACTTTAGTCAGTTCTACGAAAAGTGTTTAGACCATACTGAGCCTGCAATGATATCACTAGGTTCTGTTCCTACCATAAGCAACATTATGGAAGGTGGATATAGTGATGAGGCAGGAAACATAGTAGATAAGAAAGACTTAGTAGATGTTGTTAATAACAAAATTAGTGATGATGACATTGTTAAGTTCTTAAAAGAACTAAAAGTAGAGGAGGAGGAATAGTATGACTATTCAATACGAAGCAACAAGTACTGTTAAGACACACGTTGCTATTACTAAACCAATACTAAAGTTTCTTAATGAACTGTCCATTAAGAACGAGTACAACAGACAGATAGCAGAGTGGTTGTTTGAGCCAAAACCACTAGGCGAACTAGCCTGTATAGATGATAGGTTTCCTATCTTTCTTAAAATGGCTATACCTCACAAGCACAAGCAAGGTGTTGAGTGTGAGGAACACGTTAGGACTATATGGGAATTTGTTCTACAAGATGACAGTAATTCAACACATAGTGTTGTAGTAGATATTCCCTTAGATGCCTACAGTATGCTTCCTGATGTACCACTTGTTACAAATATACAAGAGGAACCTATGGAAGTATGGAACGATATTAATGTAGAAAGACTTACTACTAAGTTTTTCAAAGACATTGACAGTATGTTAGCACAAGAGGTGCAAACACAAGACCTAAAAGAGGAGGAATAGGTTATGAAGGACGATAACGTATGGGGATTACTTAAAGAAGTTATCCCTTTCACACCGAGAGTATTGCTCTATGGAGTACCTGGTACAGGTAAGACATACCAAGCAAATACACTTGGACTAAAGAAAGAACAAGGTGTATATAACATTACACTAACACAAGATAGCACAGCAGCAGAGCTTATGGGACACTACATAGCTACCGATAGTGGTGGATTTGAGTGGCTTGATGGTGTCGGTGTTCGTGCTTGGAAGGAAGGTGCAAGACTAGTTATTAACGAGATAGACCACGCTGGTGTAGATGTTATGACTTTCTTACACGCACTCTTAGACGACCCTAAGTTTGCAAAATTCACACTTCCTAACAAAGAAAAAGAAGTAGTAAGACCTGCTTCAGGATTTCAAATAGTCGCTACTATGAACGGCACACCACAAGATTTGAGTGATGCTTTAGGCGACAGATTTCCTGTAAAGATAGAAGTTAATGAAGTACATCCTGATGCATTGGAAGCACTTCCTAACAAACTCAAAGCAGTATATGAGGATTACAACTACTCAACAAACTTCTCTGTTCGTAAATGGACAGCGTTTGCAGAGTTGTTAGACAAAGGTTGTGATTTAGAAGTAGCAGCTAGAGCAATATTTCCTAATGACACTTCCAATATCATAGATGCTATGACAGAATTGGATAAGGAAGATGAGTAGTTTCTTAGAGCAATTAAGCAGTAAGAAGTCTTTATTTAGTAAGAGACAGGGTGCTTCGCAAGAAGTACCCTCTACTCTAGCTAACCTTACTATGCGTGGTAACAAAGTAAGAAAGTACAATGTCGTTAGACGTAGTTCTTTAATACCTTCACATAGGAGAGAGTTGGTTATTCCAAACTATCTTACTGGTGGTGGTACTAACAAAGAACACACACTTACACAGATTGCTTATGCTAAGGCACAGTTGTTTGAGGATATGAAATTCAAAAACAATGATGAAGCACTACATATAGCACAGTTTCTAATTGCAGAAATTATTGCTAGACAGAAAGCAAACAGAGTAGCTAAGAAAATTGCTAAAGCATACGGTAAAAATGATTGGGATATAACTGTTCAAATAGAGGAAAAGAAAGAAAATGGTTATAAACTAACTAACAACGAGAAAGTGTTTGAACAAAATCGTAGCTTCTATTTACCTGAGATAAGTACCTCTAGTAGAGAAAGTCTCAACAAAGTAATGGTTGATATGTTGTTTAATAAGACACCTTTGTATGAAGTGTATTTACATTTATTACATACAGCAGGTGCATCAAACACCTATGGTAGAACTGATGACAGCATAAGAGAACATATCAAATCTCACTTACATAAGTTCTATCCTATTGGTATTAACATACCTGACAGTACATTAGAGAAAGACATTGCTTATGTACAAGATGTCATTAGTACAATGTGGGGTATGATACGAGAAGCCAAGAGATACTTAGGTAAGGCTAGGTTTTATAATTGGCAGTTTGATTATGATACTAGTAGATACGTTAGCACTAGAGCTGATAAACACTCTATGCGTAGGAAAGTTAATGTTCTTAGAAAGAGATTACTTAATCCACAAGACTATTCTTACTATAGTAAGAGATACAATACAGTAGCTAAATTGATGACAGCTTATCAGGATTACTTAAATAATACTGATGAAGGTGCAGAAAATGAAAAGTATGTACAAACTCTTATGGAACTTCCTAGTGAGGAGTACCTACAAGAGCTACTAAATGCAGACCAAAAAGCACGAGAGTATGATGAGACATTATCTTTGCCTGATAATATTAACAAAGAACTTGCTAATGATATTATGGACAATGCTGATAGAGACGCTAAGAGAGGACTAATAGATTATTACAGTAATCCTACAGGTACTCACGGCAAAGCTATTACTAAGAAGTTTGTACCTAATGGTAAAGTTCCTAAAGCTATTAGAGAACTATCAAAGATGAATAGTGATAGAGGTATTGTTCCTAAGAATATGTACCGTATGACTACTGATAGAAAAGTATTCACTAATAGGAAAGTTGTTGCAGGTGCTTCTATGATGATAGATTGTTCAGGCAGTATGGGTTGGACTAGTGATGACATTAGAGAAGTAGTTGAACTACTACCTGCTTCTAGCATTGCAGGTTATGTAGGCTACGGTATTAAGGAAGACGGCTATGATGGTATGATTAAAATAATCGCACAAGATGGTCGTATTGATACTAATGCTATTAGTGATTTGCAAGAGTATGGTATGAACTCAGTAGATTATGACGCTCTTAAATGGTTAGCAGAACAACCTGAGCCTCGTATATGGGTTAGCGACCAGCAAGTCGTAGGCGTAAATGAGAACGGTGGTGGTGCTAATTTACGAAAACAAGATAGAGAGGATATATTACGCTTTATGTTTAAGCACAATATTATTCCTATACGTATGAGAGAACAAGTAAAAGACTTAGCTAAACAGTTGTCCCTGAAAAGCTAGGCTATAAGTAGTAGGGTAGGTTTATCTCTTTGTGCCTACCCTTACTACTTTTTTTTTATATATATATGCATATGCATAAAGTCTTTTTTTTATTTTTTTCTAATGCGTATGCATATGAATACTCATATGATATACTGCAACTATGAGTATAGATATTAACGATTTGCTTAAAAAAGCAATGGTCGCAAAAAGGGGTGGTCATATCCCTTGGTATGAGAGATTACCTAGTGAAGCTGTACCCTTCACTAATGGTATTGAACAGATGGTACAAGAAGGAAAAAGACCTGTGGCTAGTAGTGTCCATAGAATATTAAATGAAGAATTTAATATTGATGTTAGTAGGTCAAGAGTTGCAGAGTGGTTAAAGAACCTTACTAATGAATAAAAAAGAACTTGCATCTTTACTAGCAGAAGCTGAAAGTGAAGCTATCAGAGACCTTAAACAAACTAATCAAAGGTTATTAAAACAAATTGATAAGTTAAAGGATAAGAAAGCTGACCTAGTTGAAGCAGTATATAGAGGTGCAAGAGATGGTATTAGTACGCTTGACTTACCTAAAGTAAAAGCACCTGCTAAAGCTAAAACAAAAGGAGAAGAAATCTGTGTGCCTTTACTTAGTGATATTCAATTAGCAAAAAGAACACCTACTTATAATAGTGAGATAGCAGAGGAAAGAGTGCTACGTTATGCTGATAAGATTATACAGATAACTAGAGTACAAAAAGCTAATCACTCTATAAAGAAGTGTGCAGTAATGTGTCTCGGTGACATCGTAGAAGGAGAGCTAATTTTTCCAGGACAAGCACACGAGATAGATAGTTCTTTATATAAGCAAGTAACAGTAGATGGTCCAAGAATACTATATGGTTTCTTTAGCAAACTATTAACTGAGTTTGATGAAGTAGAAGTATATTGGGTTATAGGAAACCACGGTGCTTTAGGTGGTCGTAGTCGTAGAGATTACAACCCTGAAAGCAACGCTGACCGTATGTTAGGAAAGATATTGGAAACAATGTTTGCTAATGAGAAAAGAATTAAGTTCATAGTACCTGATAAGACTTGGTACTTAGTAGCAGACTTAGGTAAAAAAGCAAAGTTTCTGTGCTTCCACGGAGATAATATTAGAGGCAGTATGGGACTTCCTTTCTATGGATATAACAAAAAAATCTTAGGTTGGAAATCTCTTGCAGCTAATAATCTTATGGAAGATTTTACTCACGCAGTATGTGGACACTATCATACACCAACTAACTTGTATATAAACGATACAAGGGTGTGGGTTAATGGTAGTACAGAAAGCCACAATGGATATGCATTAGAACAATTAGCTAGTATGGGTAGACCATCACAGCATTGTTTATTTGTTAAGCCTGATAAGGGAGTTACTGCTGAGTATTTAGTAAACCTAGAGGAGTAATATGTCACACATATGTATGAGTTGTGGTAAGGCTTTGTACTCTGCACGAGGGTTTTTGCAATGCTTAAACCAAATGTGCAGAAGGTATAAGGAAAAACAATTTATATTAAAAACTGACAAAGCTAGTATATAAGAACAAGAAGGAGGCTAAATGGCTTTTAATTTAGATAACTACGAAACAGTAGAAGACAGACTAAAGAAGTTTTGGTCTGATAATCCTAATGGTAGGATTGAAACTCACGTTGCTAAAATCAACGATGAAGGAACTATGGTAATTGTTAAAGCTTTAGTATATAAAGACTTTGATGATGAGAAAGCAGTAGCAACAGGGTATGCACAAGAATACAAAGGTCAAGGTGGCTTTGCTAATAAGGAAGCGTGGTTAGAAAACTGCGAAACTTCTGCAATAGGTAGAGCATTAGCTAACTGGAAGTATCAAGGTAGTGATAAGGCACGACCTAGTAAAGAAGAAATGTCTAAAACGCAGGGTGACACCACTGTCAAAGAGGCTCAAAGCACAAAGCCTGCTGCAAAAGTAGCAGACAAAAAGGAGGAAGTAGAAGGGTCGTCTGCTTCCTCCGCCTCCTCTAGTGGTGGTATCATTGCAAAGATGGAGGATGCAGGATATACAGTAAAAGTTAATAAACACGAGGACGGTTCATTAGCAATAGATAGTGTAGGGCTGTGGTGTCCTTGTGGTGGTAGCGTAAAGTATATTCCTGATGAAGAAAAGAAATCACAGAAATCACCTGACTTTAGATGCATTATGGCATCTAAATGTACAGCAGGAGATACTGTAGATGGCAAAGTATTTTCTAAATCTTGGTGGGTTGATAGCAGACAAACACCTAAGTCTTGGAATGATTACGCTGCTATGATGAACGGTGTTGAAATGCCTAAGGCTAAATCTTTAGATGAGATTAGTCCAGGAGATGCACCCTTTTAATTAAAAGAAATAAGCAAGAGCCGAGGTAGAAAGGATAACACCCTCGGCTTTGCTATTTAGACTATCTTGATACTTTCGTTTGTGGTGTAATTTTATTCTTTGCAAATGTCTTTAGTACTGACAAAACAGCAGCACCACCTGATAAGGCGGCTACTTCTATTGTACTTATATCAATACCTAATGCAGGTGTGATAACTAAAGCTGATGCAAAACTCTCAACAAATGTCCAAAGACATCTCTCTATTAAATCTACATATTCTTTTTTCATTTTATTAGTCTTCCTAACTTTAACTTCTTTTGTATATCTTCTAGTATATCAAGAATTTTATCTAACTTCTGTTCATATGATAAAGGTATATATACTTCAGGAGGACTAGCGTTTGAATATTCAGGTTGTAAACCTTCTATTATTTCTTGACGCCAAGCATCACCAGGACAATTAGTTTGTTTAAAATAACTATGTGGTTTAAGCTGACCACCTACTTCTTTGTAGAGCCATCTAACAGCCTCAATAGCTTTAGCTGAAGGTTTGTCGGTAGGATTACTACCACCCAACCAGCACACAGCAACATAATGCTTGTTATTATAATTGATTTCTTGCCTAGAGTTACCACCTTGTGCAGCACTCCTGTTTCCAAATCCTCTGCCTTCATATATTTGTCCACTATCTCCTACTAAAAAGTTATAAGCTACATCATTCCAACCTCTATCTTCCTGATGTAACCTTTGAATTTTTTTACACTGGTCCATTTCTGCTACGTTACCTACTGCTGTAGGGTAAGCAGACCAATGCACCACTAAACCTTTGACTTCTCCTAGTTTACTAAACTTAGTCTTATTAGGTTTAGCACCCCAACTATCTCTACTTATTATTTCCACAGTTTCTACTCCCATTCTTACAGTTACATATCTGTACAAAAGAACCATCTTCTTTTACTTCCACCATACACATATTATCTATTACTTTCTAACCAA